TTATCGCTCCAATTGTGAAATATTTGGCAAATCCCATGCCAAATGAGATGCATTTTCTATCACATCTTTAAGGAGTACGTTCTTCTTAATAGTTTTCATATAGGTGTCATTCAAAGCTACTATCATTTCATGACGTCTGTTAGCTGATACTTGACCTAACATATAGGCAATCACTTTTATGGCACCTCCAAAACTATTGGTTTCATCTTGGGTCAAACTCCCTGCTGGTCCACGCATAATTCGCTTAAATAACCTTGTGTTATATAATACCGAACCATGAGCGCAAATATTGCGGATACAGCGGATGGTCTCTATATAGTTCTCAAATACTTTTGTCTGGTTGATGCCAAAGTGTTTTGATATAACTAGCTTATCATCCAATAGCTGTAAGTTGCTGTATAAAGCCAACATATTGCCTAAAGTCATATATTCTAAAGTTTTCCATGCTGGAGCATATTGATCATGCCTATATTTGTTGTGGTGTCGGCTGATGGCAATATTCTTTTTGATAGCATTGTAACAGGTATTGTCAAAGTCAGAAATAAAATCTTGATTGACAACAGTCGGATTTACAAACCAGGTAGGGTCTGTGCCGTACTTATTGGAGAGTTTATAGGTCATAAATGTGCGGAATGTAACTTCTATCCTGCTCGTGTAGCGTATCAAAATATTTCGTAGGTCGAAATCGAAGTAATACAAAGCTACTGCGTCTGTAAACATTGTTCCACCTTTCATGATATGATTACGTCCTCGCAACTTAGGATATGTTTCCTCAAATGGAAAAAAATAAAAACCTAATCGATAATATCCTATGTCAAGAAGTATCTCTTTAGCTTTTTCTTCATCCCGAATATCTACGTTTCGATTTCTTAGAAGTTCTATCTGTTTTTCTATAGTTGTCGCTTGTTTCATAAACTAAAAGATTTTTGCAAAGGTAGCCATTTTTTCAGAATTTTGGATACTTTCACCTACCTAATTTTCTTAATAAGTGATAATATCTTTTATACGTAGGTGGATTGTCCGTATCTTTGCGTCATGTCTGATATATGTATCTACCTGAAAATGCCGCCGTACCTGCGGCAGTGGTTCGTACACCGGCATGGTGGCAACGAGCCTGTTACGCTTATCCGTGGCTCGATAGAGAGCAAGATGCTCCAGCGTGCCACCGTGCCCTTACCTCCAAATACTGCTCCGCTCACCCAACAGGAGGGAGAAGTGGCTATCTGCCTGCCTTATAACAAGTCGCATGACCCACGTACTTACAACCACATCACCGAGATTGGCAAACGCGCCATGGTCGAACGCATCAAAGACGATTTCGACCTGGACCTGTGGGACTACCTGCATGACTTCGGAAAGATTGGAGAGCAGCAGAAAGACCTTATCTATCTCTTCATGGAGCAAAGAGGCATACATGAAGACGGATCGTGCTGGGATGCCATCGCGAAGATATACCAAAGACTGCGTCAGGTATATCTCTCCAAAAACAGACAAAAAAATAAACGACTTCGTGACAAGAAAATCTGCTTGTCACGATAGTCACGCTCGTCACGCTCAATATGAAACAATCATTGCCTGGAATAAAACGTATCGCATTCGTGGACTGCTCACGCTTACCTGCCAATATCACATACCGTGCAATGGCAGGTGTGCCGGTGGGTATCTTCACTTCGCTCAATGATATCTGCAAGGTGGGCGAAGCCACTTGCGAAACAGAGGAGCAGTTTGATAACAATAGCCAAGTGGAGAAAGCATCACTGACTTTCCACACACTTGACGAGCTGCCGACATACAGGCATCTTGCTTTTGTCATCTTCACTGCTCAGGGCGACACTTTTGTTATCGGAACAAAGGAACTGCCATACCCAACCGTCAAAATCTCACGCTCTACAGGTACGCCAGACGGCGAGCCTTCCGTCAGAAAGTACGAGGTTTCTTTCACAGCGAAGAAAAGCCTGGTACTTTGTGCGGTGTGATTTTCCGCTCTTTGTTCCTGCAAAATTGTGATAAAAAGGTAAGGAAACGACTATTTTACGGTCTTTTCCTTACCTTTTTTATACGTGTAATTTTGTGCCATAATCATTTTGACTATGGCAACTCCAAAAACATACCAACTTCACCTGAAAGGCTTCGTCGGCGGTTACGATTTCGATGCTGACTATGTGGACTATATCCTTTCCAATAACAGCGGAAAGGAAGTGAACGTACTGATAGACAGCCTCGGGGGAAAGTCGAACACTGCGCTTTCTATCTTCTCATCGTTCAAGCGTCACGGCAACGTGAACGTGCACTTTGTCGGCATGAACGCCAGTGCTGCCACCATCGCATCACTGGGTGCCAAGCACATCACCATGGACAGCTCGGCTATGTACCTCGTGCATAAGTGCAGCATCGGTTTCTTTGAATGGGGAAACATGAATGCGGACGATCTTCAGCAGCTCATTACCAACATTGAGCACCAAAAAAAGGACCTTGATAAGCTGGACGCGAACATCGCACAGATGTACGCTACTCGCTGCAAAAAGGAGTCCGCTGACCTGCTCGCCCTCATGAAGGATGGTGGGTGGTTCACCGCACAGGAAGCACTGGCATGGGGCTTCGTTGATGATCTGACAGACTATGAGGACGAGACAGCTCCAGTGATGACGGAGACACTGGCAACGGCTATGGCTTCAGCAGGCATACCTGTGCCGGACATTCAACAGGCGACAGCGGAGCAGTCTGCAGTGGCTCGCTTCCTCAATACACTCACTTCTTTCTTCAAGGCTAATAAAACGGAATCTCAAACTATCAACGCACAAAACAATATGAAAAAGATCTTTAAGAACATCTGTGCTATCCTCACCTGCGAAGCGCTCGACGTGAACGAAGGCAATGTTTCGCTGACTGATGCACAGGCGGACAGCATAGAGTCCGCAATCAAAGCTGACAAGAATTCTATTCAGTCGCTCACTGAAAAGAATAAGTCACTGGAATCGGAAATCACTTCGCTCAAAGATGAAATCGATGAACTGAAGAAGAAACCTGCCGAAACGACCGCTCAGGTCGTGGATAATAAAGGTAACATGTCGGAAGAAAAGACAGATGTTGACCGTTACTTCAAATCTATGGCTAACGCCAAGTCTCTTTATGATCTTATCCCCTAACCTATTTATTTAATTCTTTTATATTATGGTTGGAAAATTAATATTTACTCTGAAGGAATATCAGGAAGCGGCTCATAAATACCGCTCGGATCTCCTAATGCTACCAATTATTGGTATCGAAGAAACTCTCAAATTCATGACAGGTAGACCTGGTATCCGATACAAAGAAAGTGTCGCTGCTGTTAGTGGTAATGCTCAATTCGCACCTTATAAACCGGCCAGACGTTCTAACTTTAACCTCGAACTGGACTTTAGGACTCTGGAGACATTCTTTGGCTCTGTTGTGGCTCAGTTTGAACCGAACTCAGCTGTGAGTACACTGTTGGGGGCTGTCGGTGATACAAAGGGAAACGGCCAAATGCAGGTACCTTCTGCAAAACATGTACTAGCATTGATTGCCAAGTCACTATCAGAAAGTCTTAACAACGCCATCTGGTCTGGCAAACGTAATGCTGCGGGTGATACTACTCTCGATCTTTTCGATGGTTTCGATACTATCACTGATTCGGACATAGCGGCTGAAAAAGTGGCAGCATCTAAAGGAAACTACATGAAACTATCTGAGGCTATCACTACTGCTAACGCTGTGGATGTAGCTAAGGAGGTACTGTTTTCGCTGGATCCACATCTACGTGCCCAGACATGTTACATGTATTGCTCGCAGGACTTTGCTGATAAATATAATGAGGCATATCTCCTGACTCATGCGGGTATCAACTATAATACCCAGTACCAGCAGACGATGGTAGAAGGCTCGAATGGTAAACTAATTCTGTGCCCACTAGCGAACAAGACTGACTCGAAGTATATACATGTATCTCCGAAGATTAATATGCTCGTGGGATACGACCAAATGTCAGATGCTGAAAATGTGATGGTGAAAGAGTATGAGCCGTTCATCCTCTCATACATCGCCACAATGTTCTTTGGTGTGCAATTCGAATCTGTCGACAAACGCCGCTTGAAAGTGGTAGAACTCGCTGAGTAACACCTCTACCCTTAAACTCTAACCTCTAAACTTTACAAATATGCCTGATTGCTCTTCAATTCAAAAATCACTTGCGTGGTGTCAAGGCAAACCGGAACTGCCTGGCATCAAGCGACGCTTATACTACATATCTAAGTACCAAATCGTGGGATGGCCGACGCTGAATCATGACGAGAACGGACGTCTGCAGGTGGCAACATACGATGGTAGCTTTACCCTTCGCGCTGATGCCAAGTGGCTGTTCATCGACATCATCCCTGAGAAATCGCAGCTGACCAGTGAGGCGCAGGGCGAATACCCTTCGCAGACACAGCTCAACAAACTGACTGCCGTACATCCGGGTGTCGGAGAGGAAGCAAGCGCAGCTGCTGCCTATCTCAATAACAATGATAACGTGTTTATCATCGAAGATATGCATGGAAAATATCGTGTCGTAGGCAGCGAGCAGTGGACAACAAAAACCATTGTGGCGCAGGATCTCGGACAGGGGGCTACTGGAACTGCAGCGACTACCATCTCGGTAGAAGCTACTGATGAGTGTCCGGCTCCGTTCTATAAGGGTACCATCACCACTGATGAGGGGGTGATAGCTCCTGCTAATAACGGCTGATTTCTTTGCATACGATAATACTCTCATCTCAGTGATGATGCGCACACCTCTTGATTTGGACGATATTCTCGAAGAGATTAAAGTCCCTGATATGGGGTGTGCGCTTGCTGATTTGAGTATCGCACGAAAGAAAAAGGAAAAGGAGGACTTGTTCGCGGAACATAAACGGAAGGGATGGGATAAATCGGTCGAAGCGCGGTGCGACTTCACCCGAAAGATACGCATCACACGCCGAAGCAGCATCTTCTTCATCTCCTTGTGGCAGAAGTCCCTGTATGGTCGCACACTGACTGACATCAAAAGTGATGACAGTATGGTGGAATTCTTTGCCTCAGAACTGGCGCCGCTGATAAAGGACATCTTAGGCGATTGTCTGAATAAGGGCGACTGGTGTATCATCACCACACCGAAGCGTCGCCACCTGACAAAGAACTTCGCCACAAGGATAAGCGAACGACTGGCGGAAATGCTGGCAGTCCCTTTCTACGAAGATGTGTGCTCGTGTCATACGAAGCAGCGTATGAATGCAGTCTTCACGGTCAACATCGTGCCGAAAGAACAAAACATCATCTGCTTTGATGATTTTGTTACTACTGGGCAGACACTCGCTGCGATGAAAAGGGTACTCGAACCGTACCACAAGAATATGCTCTTCTTTACTGGTATAAACAATAAACTTTGAAATCATGAACCAAGATCCAAAATTTACTGAGAAGCTACAAGCGTGGCTGAATACGCCCGACAATAAAAAGGACTATGCGGAAGGGGCTATCCTCCTGCTGCAACTGTCGGGCAATCAAATCATGTATCGTAATATCTCTGTGAATCCCAGAGGGAAAGCGGAGTTCATTACAGGCAAACTGCAACAGTACCTGAAGTTCCGATTGCAGCAGCTCACTCACAAAGAAGTGGTGGAAATGCAGAAAAAAGTGGATGTCATCGTGAAGGAAACGGTGAAGCCGGACGAGGAGTTTGCGGACTTCAAGGCGGGCAAACGTGCCGACCATGACCAACTGCCTGAAGAGGTCCAAGCGCTCTATGCAGAGAACCTGGACATCGTTCATCGGATGCGAGAGGTGCATCTGCAGCTGCGCAAACTTTCACTCGAAAACGCTACGTGTCCGGACAGCGAACGTTACCCGTTCCTCAAAGAACTCATTGCACTTGATAAGAAGCTGCATGAGAACTGGGACACGTATGACCACTTTGTGGTGGGACAGGAACAGGAGAAAGAAAAGGAACAGGAGAAAAAGCAGGAAGAGAAACCTAAAGCTGCTGCTCCGAAGACCACAAAGAAAACTCCGGCTAAAAGCAAAAAGAAGTGAAGCGCTACGCTGAAATCTCGGACTTCTTACGCCCGCTCTCTGAGGTGCAGTCACAGGCGTACCTCTCGAATGCTGTGCAGGTGGCGGACATCCTCGAATGGATTTTGGAGCAGGTGGGCACTGCCCGGGTGTGGCAGACCTCCTTCTCCATCTCCGAGGAGTTCCTGCGCCGCTTGTTCTTCATAGAGAAAAGCGGAAAGGTCAGCGAGTTTAACCTGGTACTGGACCACAAGGCGACAAATAAGACGCTGAAACTGTGGAGTTTCATCACACAGGTTATTCAGCGTACTTTCCTCGCTGACAACCACTCGAAAATCCTACTCGTGGAAGCGGAGTGCGGAATGGTGGTGTCCGTCATCACATCACAGAACTTGACACGAGGCAACCGCCACGAGTCGGCGTTCGTATCGACGGATAAGAAAATCTTCGAAACGCTGAAACAGCAGGTCGAAGATTTAATCCGTAACCATTCCGTTCCGCTGCATGACCTGTTCACGCAACGTATCACAGATAATTACTCAAAACATGGCTCTCATTGACTACTCCGATGAAATGCTTGACCAGATAGAAAGCTATGCGTCTATCTATTTGCCTATCTCTGATATGGCAGTCATCCTCGATATCCACCCTGAGCAACTGCGAATGGACATCGCCAACCGCACCACGGAGGTAAGCAAACGCTACCATCGTGGAAAGGCGGCATCTAAGGTGAAACTGCTTCACCAAGAGATGCAACTGGCTTACGTCGGCAGTCCCCTCGCACTGGAGAATGCTCAGAAAAACCTTATGTCTATGGAGGATGACGAGTAATGCCGTTACCAAACATCATCGACATAGCACGGACCGACCTCTACACCAACCGCGAAGAGTTGGAGCAGAAGTACGCCATTACGCAGGTGGAACATATCATCCGCCTGCGTGACATGGTGACGTGGTCCATCGCTAACCCTGACATGAAAGACCGTCAGTTTGTCGATGAAATCAAACAGCGATATGGTATATCTATGGTCACGGCATACGCTGACCTCAAAATCATCAAGGCGCTACTGCCTAATTTGGCGGAAGCGACTCGTGACTACCACCGGTGGCGGTATAACGAGATGATTTTGGAGACATACCAGATGGCAAAGAAACGCAAGGATACGAAGACAATGGAGAAAGCTGCTACCTCCTACGCCAAATACAACCGTATCGACGTGGAGGATGAAACTGCCGTGCCTTACCACATGATTGTGGTGCAGCCGTTCTTCCCGACGACTGACCCGCGTGTCGTGGGCATCAATCCGGTACCAAACATCGATGAGCGAATCCGCAAGCTCACAAAAGAACTGGCTGACAGCCATCCAGACACGCTGAACATCGAATACGAGGAAGCGGATATGCCGATTGAAGAGATTTTTGACAAGCCTAAATCTGATGCTGATGAAACAGAAGAAAGCCGTTGACACCGCTCACTGGGATTTGGAAGCTCGCCTGCACGAAAAACGTATGTACTTCAATCGCCCACAACTCTTGACACAATATATCGGTGCCAAGACAACGGTCATCGTGGCGGGTCGTCGTACAGGTAAGACGGACAGCATCGCATCGCCGTTCGTACTGAGGAACATGCAGCGGATGCCTGGCAGCACAGGGGGCATCGTTGTGCCTACCTTCAAGCATGGACTGACAAACACCATTCCGGGCTTGCTGGCTGCATGGAAAAGATGGGGCTATCTGAATGGGATTCATTATGTGGTGGGGCGCAAACCGCCAAAGTCGTTTGCGAAACCAATCACTGAGCCGGCTGACTACGAACACGTCATCACATTCTATAATGGCTCGTGCGCTATCATCATAAGCCAAGACAGACCAGGCAGCTCGAACTCACTAACACTGTCATGGCTGCTGATCGATGAAGCAAAGTTCATCGATTATAACAAACTCAAAGATGAGACGTTGCCTGCGAATGGTGGCATACGCTCCTACTTCGGACATCATTCGTTTAACCACTCGATGATGGTACTGTCGGATATGCCACAAACACAAAAGGGTTCGTGGTTCCTCCATTACCGCGAAAAAATGGACCCTGAATTGATAGAGACAATACAAGGCACCATTTTCAAGATATGGCAGACGAAGCAGCGCATAGCGGAGCTGAAGGAAAAGCACCTGTCCGTGCCGGAATACCTGAAGGGGTATCTGAAATGGCTGGACCAGTCGCTCAATAAGATGCGCTCGGTGGCGGTGTATTACAAGGAATACTCGACCATCGAGAATCTGCAGCTGCTCGGTGAGGAATACCTGCGGCAGATGAAGCGTGACCTCACGCCGAAGACGTTTCAGACGTCTATCCTCTGCCAGCGTATCGGTATCTCTCACGATGGGTTCTATTCATCGATGCAGGAATACCACAAGTATGATGCATCGAACTTCGCCTATATGGACGAACTGGGATATGACACCATCCTCAAAGAGGCGGAGCAGCAGAACTATTCGATTAAATCAAATTTTCAGTTTTCAACACTCAATTCTCAATTAGATTCCCGTGCCGACGAAGATGTGAACCCATTGGCTCCTATCTGCATCGGCATGGACTATAATGCGAACATCAACTGGATTGTAGCAGGACAACCGAGCGGAAACAGACTTAATATTCTAAAATCCTTTTATGTGAAGTTCGAGCGCAAAATCCCTGCTCTTGTTCAGGACTTCTGCGCTTATTATGCACACCACCAGAACAAAACAGTGGTGTTTTATTATGATGCTACCGCCCTTGGCTCTAACTATGCCGTGAATGACCAGGACTTCCGCTATGTGGTCATCCATGAGTTTGAACGCCACGGGTGGCAGGTGAACGATGTGTATCTCGGAAATCCGATGCGTCACGATGAGAAGTACCTGCTCATCAATCAGGGCTTTGCTGGGAAGCAGCGCCTGATGCCGTTCTTTAATCGACAGAATAACGATGACCTGATACTAGCTATTCAGTCTGCTGGTGTCGAACGTGGACGCAACGGCTTCCGAAAAAACAAGTCTATGGAGAAACAGCCGGAATCGGAGGAGGACTTGTTGGAGCATCGTACCGATGGCACGGATGCTTTTGATACACTGTATATCGGCTGCGAGAAGGTCCCACAACACGATATTTTCCCCCTGATGTTAAATGGTATATTGTGATTTTTATTATAATGGGCGAATTAATGTTAATGAAAATAAAAAACTGTAGTTTTTCATGAGCAATATATTGCTTTTATTCTAAAAGATATTTCAAAAAAACTTTACATATTGTTAAAAAAGATATAGTATTTTTGTTTATTATACTTATTGTTTATTATACTTATTTTTTATAACTTTGCACCATTATTTTATATTTTATATTACAATTTTAACACTTTATAAACATGAATACTTTTTACAGAACAATTGTACTATTCGTTTGTTCTGTTATTCTCGGAAACGTGTATGCACAGGATACACCTTTTAAGTTTGGTATTAGATTTGGTGGTGGAATGTCTATCAATCCTAAGATGGATGGAATTCTTGTTTCTGAGGACTATTATTCCAACTACACGTTCAAAGACAAATGGCAAACTGTACCAGTCTTGGGCATTTTCGTTCAATACCATCGTCCGCAGTCAGTCATTGCCGTTGAGGGTGGCATCTGTTACTGGCAAAAGTCCTCAAAACTAATCTATGACGACAAGGAAGGACTACATTATACAGTTACTCCGCGTTATAATTTTCTCGGTATTGCAACCTTTTTCAAGATCTTTCCATGGTGCAAAGGCTTTAACATTGCTGTAGGGGGTCGTGCCGGAGCAAACCTTAACAGCAAAGGAATTGCTTACGAAAGCAATCAGGAAGATGAAAAATTCTCTGGTTTCCAATTTGCCACCGTCGCTGAAACAGAACGGTTGATGCGTGAAAAACTAACTGGCAATCCTGAAGTTTCTATAGGTGGAGGTTTCGGCTATGAGATTGGACGGCATTGGGGAATTGACTTACGCTATTTCTATGGTGTCTCTTCCACCATCAAGACAGAAACAAATACGTTTAATTGGGTAGAAAAATCTACCCACAGTCATAGTCTGGAACTAACCGTCAGTTATCTTTTTAACCTTTAATCCATATATATATGAAAGATAAGGGAAATAAACGCAAACGATATTTCCTGCTCGGTATCCTTGCCGCTCTGGCATTGGCTTTGGGCATAGAACGGTGTGCTGAGGATGAAAAGGATTTTGTTCAGGAACATTCTGAAGATAAATACACATCATCGTCCAAAACCGATACAGTAGGACGACTTGTCACGTCAGATTCCTTGATGTCTCAACAGATAAAACCATTTACAACTAACAGGAAATCTCGGTATGGCAAGAAGAATGTTTTTTCTACCATCATTAACACCACTTGCGACAATCGGCTAGAGACTGCAGTATCCACAGAAAATGCAAGTTTTGTTTCCTCCATAGAAAGCACAATAATTAGTACACCCATTGACACCATAGGAGAATCACCATCTTCATCACCTATAGCGGCAAAACAAGAAGAAAATATCCCGACCTTTAAGTCCCATCGCTTTCAACAAACTCATCTGTTCCGTCTGGGCATCCATGCTGGTGCTGGTTTTTCCAAGATTACAGGTTTGGGAAGCATCGTTGAAGGCTACAATGTGCGACCGACATTCACGATGGAAGAATCAGGCGGTTTTGTACCTCAAATAGGTATCTTCGGTACATGGCAATACGGTCGTTTAGGTGCTGAAGCAAATATCAACTATATACGGTTATCAAGTAAGATAACTGAACATAAGAATATACAAGATGTTACAGAAACGACACGTTTCCATCATCATTTCATCACACCGCAGATATTGCTCCGTTTTTATGCTTTTCCAATGTTTTACATGGGTGCAGGAATCAGCATGGCTATACCATTGGGTAACAATGGTATTGACTACACCTCAAGCCATGAAGGTCAGGTTTACCAACAACAGGTCGAGCGTACACAGGATCATCTGCGGGAAACTCTAGAAGTTCGCACGCTTTTCTCTCCGACACTCAAATTAGGCTATGTTCATCTGGAAAGAGGACTGGAACTGGGTCTGGAATATAGGTTTGGCTTGAACGACCTGCTGCAAACACGTCCCAATGATTATGGTTATCAGGAACGGAAGAATAATGTGCATCATATCAGTTTGACCATCGGATATAGTATTCCACTTAACAAGAAAAAAGAAACGCTGTGAAACAAAGATATTTATTGACTACCATTATACAGGTTTTTGTCTTTCAAAACCTTTTTGCCCAAACTCCCGGAGGTGTTGGCACACCAGAAGTGTGGGCACAAGACACTGCATCCGTAAGAATTTCTTCCAGTGTAGGACTTACCTATGTCGGTGTTAGTAAAATCGTTAATGAAAAGGAGCAAGCCATTTGGAGTTTGGGGAATGCCAACGGCATCACACGCATCCAGACTACCGCCCGGACAGCCGACTTGAATCGCGGGACGTTTATGAATTATGCACAGGATTCTCTGGCGGATTTACGCTTGTACAGTTATACAACATCTTCAAACATGAGCGACACTCGGGAGTTACACATAGGCAATGTGCAGAATGGTAAACTGCCCGTGAGAAACGTTGATAGAAACGTTGTTGAGTATGCCATCTATAACCGCCGTTTGTCAAATCAGGAGCGTCAGCGTGTAGAGAGCTATATGGCATTGAAATACGGTATCAGTTTGCGAAACTGCTACCTTAACTCACGGGGAACAGTCATTTGGAATGCCTATGCCAACAAGAACTATAACCATCGCATTACAGGTATCATTTCTGATACTTTGTCGGCTCTACATATGAATAGGGCTAGAAGTTCAGAAGAAGGATATTTCCTGACAGTTAGCACAGACAATTATCTGACAGACGGTCAAAGCCTTTTATGGGGAGACAACAACGGGAAACTCGCTTTTTCAAATAGTAAGGCTCATGGTAAATGGCTTGGTCGCAGATGGGCTTTCTCGGCTTTGCAGATGGATAATCTTTCCGTCGATATGACTGCCGATCTCTGTCAATTACGACAGATACAGCCACTTTCCGACGGTGAGAGTTTCTATCTGGCTGTTGATCCGACTGGCACAGGTAAGTTTCCCGTTAAAACATTGCAATACCATAAGGCAAATTCAGTAGCCGGTGATAGCATTGTTTTCAAAAATATCCATGCCGGAGACAAGGCCGTCTTTACCCTGCGTGCTGCCAAGGATATGTTTACCACAATAGATGTTCATCAACCGGATGAAACAAATGGTAACACAGGCAGTCTTGATATCTTGGTAACCGGAGGTATGCCACCCTACCGTATGCAACTGGATCGTGACCACATTTCTGTTTACGACCGCGCACATGGTGACAGCCTACAAAATATTGACAACCTCATGGAAGGAGTCTATCTGCTCACTACGACCGATAAAATAGGTAATGTGTCAGAGCATGAATTTCAGATTTCCACCACAGGGATTACAGAACTTCCGTCTGATCAAGTAACAGATAACGGCGATGACTTATTCGCCCATGTCTGTGCTAATCCTAACCCTGCAACTGACGGCTATGTCCGAGTACAAGTGGAATTGAGTTCAGACGTTCCGCTAGAAATGATACTTTATACCATTGACGGTGCTAAGGTCAACTCCCTTTCCTTTTCTGCAGACACCTATTTTTCCACTATTATCTATCTTCCTTCTACGGGAGCCTATCTGCTGACACTCAAAAGTGGTACGCATGAAAAGTCCATAAAGCTCATGAGGAAATAACCTAACCATCAACGATAAACAGTATAATAATACAGTATGAAGCGCGTCCTATCCATCCCATTTCTATGTGCGGCATTTGTAACCATCCTTTTGTTACCTTGCTGCACGGACGAACGTCCCCATCCGTCAGGACACAGTCAGTCAAAGGAAAAGGAGACAGCATCTGATGATATCCGCTTGTCAGACACATCTGTGGCTGTAGACGAACAAGGTCTACATATAACAGGGACTTTGAAGGATACTTCAGTTACCGCTGAGCACCATCGTTTGTCAGACTTCCGCCGCCGTACGGTCAGCAAGTTTTTTACAAACACCTCCAATGACACGCTCCGCGTAGGACGTGCAGAACTTGCCGTCCCCCGTCAGGCGATGACTAATGGCAAGCTACTGAGCATAACACCACTAAGAAAAGACGAGATACCAGCATTGCCATCTGGCATGGTCAATGTAACCGGAGGCTGCGACACTCTGTTGACACAAAACGACAGTGTGGCAGGCTACCGTTTTCTCCCACATGGAGAACATTTCGTACATCAAATGGCAAGTGTCAGCGTTCCATACGACAGTACGCTGATACCCAAAGGTTATACCGTCGATGACATTCATACCTATTACTACGATGAAGCTCACCACCAATGGACAATACTAAAAAAACAAGGCATTGATACCTTGCGTGCCGTAGCCATGGCTGAGACCTCCCATTTCACGGATATAATTAACGGTATCATCAAAGTACCGGAAAGTCCTGAGACACAGAATTACGTTCCAACGAGTATCAACGAACTCAAGGCTGCCGATCCTACAGCAGGCATTCAGCAGATAGAAGCCCCGACGACCAATCAGAACGGTACGGCAAATCTCTCCTATCCTTTCGAAACACCGGCAGTACGTGGAGGCATCGGCGTGGGTGCCGGTCTGCAGTACAGTAGTGATGGAGGGAGTAGCTTTGCGGGCTACGGGTGGAATCTTCCCGTACAGAGCATTGACATCGAGACACGCTGGGGCGTGCCACGTTTCGATGAGACCTATGAGAGTGAAAGTTACCTCTTCATGGGACAACAACTCAACGACAGACTTCACCGCCGGACAGATTCCTTGACAAGACAATCCAATAAAACTTTCTTTCCGACAACAGAAAGCGATTTCAGCAGGATAATTCGCAAGGGCGACAGTCCTAAAAACTATTACTGGGAAGTGACGGCTAAAGACGGAACCGTATACAGCTATGGCGGCTGCGACGGACAGGTAAATGACGAAAGCTCCTTGACTGACGATAACGGCAACCGCATCAAGTGGGCTCTGCACCGTATCACCGACGTACACGGCAACTTCGCTGCATTCCACTATATAAAAGCCGGAAACAATCTCTATCCCAAGAAATATACATGGACTGGGTTTGGTAGTGAAGAGGGACTTTACAGTATAGAGTTTAAGATTGATCCTACAGGCAGGAAAGACGTAGTGAGCAGCGGTCGTCTTGGGGTGATGCAGACAGACCAGGCCTTGCTGCGCAAAGTCATTGTCAAGAACAACAATCAGACATTACGCTCCTACATTCTAAACCATGAAGAAGGCGCATTCGGAAAAACTCTACTGAAGTCGGTTGAACAGTTGGACAGCAAGGACGCAAAAGTGGCTATGCAAAGCTTCGACTATTACAATGAGATAGCGGCTAACAACGGAGAACTGTTCGCGGGAACGGAGATCTGGACCATCAAGGGCGGTGAGGAAGACTATGAAAACCTTCTTGACCACCATGTGAAAGATTGTGATGATAAACTGGGTATTCTCGGCGGTGGCTATTCTAAGGGAAACACTACCGGTGCCGGAATGTTGGTCGGCTTTGGTGTCGGTCCAGCAGATGTGAACGTAGGTGCATCTTATACCTACACCAAGAATAAGAGTAAGGGCAAGGTCGCTTTTGTGGATATAGACGGTGACGGACTTCCCGATAAAGTCTTTGAGAAAAACGGGAAACTTTATTACAGAAAGAATCTGAATATAAACTCCACGATAACTTCCTTTAGTGACCCGGTGTCTATTAACGGAGTCAATGCTAATGCTTTTTCCAGAAGCGAAACAACCAGTCATACCATCAATGCGGATGCAGCCGTTTCTCTTGCTGGCGGCTCACTGGGTGTGAGCTACAGCCATACAACCGATCAGGACAAGACAAAAATATATCTGTATGACTTCAACTGTGATGGTCTGACAGACATCGTCGTTAATGGCACTGTATATTTCAATCACATCGTGGACGGAAAACCACGTTTTAGCACGTCAAGTTCCGCTACGGGAAATCAAATTATAGGTAACGGAGCTGCCATTGACAGTATTTTCATTCCCGACTATGCGGCTGTCCGTGACTCTTTGGAAAATGAGTCCCCGCTGACAGATGCAGTACGCCTTTGGCGTGCACCCTTTGCAGGAACAGTCCGCATTAACAGCGTTATCACCCTCCCCGATAATAACGGTGACGGCATCATTTACAGCATTCAGCATGAAAATACTGTTCTTCTCAGGGACTCATTGCTGCAAGGCGGTAGTCGTACAGATGATTTGACACGTACTGTTGCCAAAGGCGACAGAATTTTCTTCAGGCTACAGTCACGATATTCAGGGGAATATGATCAGGTTGAGTGGAGTCCTGTCATTACCTACAATAGCTTTTCAGCAGGAGCAGACGCCTATCTGGGAACAGACCTGAAAACCTACGACAGCCATGAAGACTTCGTAGAAGGGGAATTCTCCGAGGCAGTGCTTGATAGACCAGGTAATGTTACCATTGTTGCCCCTTATACTAAAGAAAGAACTACGGATGATGTGACACTACGAGTAACAAGGAACTCTACTTCCGGCAAAACATCGTTGGCAAGCATTTATCTTCCGGCAGACATGGTCGTCAATGATGTATACACCTATACGGAGTCCGTTGCGGAAACAGATTCTGTAACAGTCTCATTTGAGATGATAGCTACATCACCTATTGACTGGAAAAAAATTACATGGTCACCTATATGTAAGTATGATAATGAGCAAGATAGCCTGCGTCTTGTACCTGTACGCACCATGTACAATAAACCGTTGGCTGTTGAACCACAGCGTCAGCTGTCCGAAAAAGTTTCCGATACGGGAAGTAACTTACTTTCTGGTATCCGCCTTGTTCCTTCTTTATCCGTCACACGGACGGACACGGAACACGACAAGGATACAGCTACCGTGCATATGACATTTCATTCAGAAGACGGCACACCGCTGCTGAAGCATGACTTTCTCCTGACACAAGGAAATACCTTGGCTGCAGACACGATAGGTATTGAGGATACTGCATTGATACAACGCCTTACGGCTGGCAAGACTGGCGTTACATTTACCATTGTCAACGAATTGGATGCCATCGGTTCTGCTGTCCTCCATATACTTAGAGATTCTCTGACCTATACTGCCGGCAGTACAACTCCGACCGACACGACAGCCATTGTTGCAGACACATTGCGCGCTTCAGTGTTCTCCGGATTCAACACCGCGGAAATGGGAATGCTTTACCGTGGATGGGGACAGTTTGCCTATAATGGCAATAAGGAGTATGCGGCACGTCCGATTGACACGGAAGCCATCAAAGTCAATACCGATGCTTATAAGGACATCGTGGATAATTACCATGATACGAAAGACCAGAGCCAACTGCAAGACGCTTTGATACCGATGAACCGACAGCGGTTCTTTGCTATGGGATATGATACGAGTAAGAGAATATATACTGGGCCATCCGATCTTGTCTATCTTTCTGCGGATACAGTCAGCAGTTCCCGTATGGGAGAAAGCACTATCGTAGTGGACAGTATATCCTATCCGGAACCCGGTGAAGGGCTTGCCGCTCCTACGCTTTTATCTGAATCCCGCAGTGATGGATTTGCTGTCAGTGGTGGCTACTCTTTCGCAGGTGTCAGCGGTAGTAAGAGCAGTCAGACTTCCTACAGCAGAGTTGCCGTGATGGACATCAACGGCGACGGATATCCCGACTGGTTGAACGATAATGACGGCAAGGTGGTTGTGCAACTGACCAATCCGACAGGAACACTGAGCAACACGAAACTGACACCGGATGTCGGACAGCCTAAATTCTCATCCAGTGCCGAGACAATCGGGGCAAGCCTACAAGTGTCATCAAAAGCGAAAGCAAAGAATGCCATCGCTGTGAGCATTTGTCCTAAGCCCAAGGCAGACCAATCTGCCGGTGGCGGTGATGCCAATGGAGGAAATGCCTCCGACGGCAACAAAGTATCTGCCGTTTCCGTAGGTGCCAGCGGGGACTTCACTTCTGGCAAGTCGGAAACGGAACGCGACTGGGTCGATCTCAACGGTGACGGACTGCCGGACATGCTTGCCAGCAATCGTGTGCAATACAATCTTGGCTACCATTTCATGGAGGAGAACACCTGCGATGTGCCTTCTATGGAAAAATCGGAAAACAGTACATGGGGAGCAGGCCTTGGTACGACAATCAACGTGCTTGGTCCAGCGGATATCACTTTCGGTGTCAATGGTACGCAGACAACGACTCGTAACAATGCCTCTTTCATGGATATTAACGGCGACGGACTGCCGGATATGGTCATGCGCGACGGTGATGCACTGACGGTACATATCAATACGGGCAACGGTTTTGAGAACTTGGAAAGCAAAGCTGCGGACGAACTTGGGAAATCGCTTGCCACATCGGTTTCTGCTTATGGAAACTTCGCCGTGAAAATAAGCGTACATCTTCTTTTCTTAAAGTTTACACTTACGCCAAGTATTAAGAAATCTATGTCAAGCGGTGTAAGCCGCACACTTGTAGCTTTCCAGGACATCGACGGTGACGGCTTACCTGATTTGATTTACAGTGATGGCGATGATAAAATAAAAGTGCGTCGCAACCTCACTGGACGAACGAATATGTTGCGCAGCGTCACGCTGCCTTTCGGCGGACAGATCCATATCGGCTACGGGCAGACCGCTCCAAGCTACGATGCTCCGGGCAGACGTTGGGTAATGTCATCCGTCGAAACTACTGGAGGGTATGAGGAAAACGGCGCTACACGGAGCAAGAACACGTTTGAATATACCGACGGTTACCGCGACCGCCGTGAACGTGAGTTCTTCGGTTTCAGGACGGTGCGCACCAACCAGCTTGACACACGGGACGGTGACAGGCTCTACCGCTATTCGGTACAGACCTACGACCACCACCGCGACTATCATGCACATAATCTTCTGACGAGTGAATACCTCTTTGATGCCGACGGCAACAAGCTGCAGGGCACGCTCTACGAATATGAAATGCAGCAGCAGTCTGCCGATGAAGTGGTGTTCCCTGCCTTGAAGACACTTATTCAAAGTCAGTTCGATGCACAGAGCGGCGACAGCCTTTCCACACGAATTGAAAATACTTACGATGCATACGGCAACCTCGTTGCATACAAGGAGACGGCAACCGATACGGACTTGAATGCAGAAATCGACTACCACCGTCTGACGAACAAATACATCATGAGCGTTCCAAGCCGTATAGCTGTCAGCAGCGAAGGTACGACTTACCGTGAACGCACAACGAAAGTGGATGATAAGGGCAATATCACGGAAATGACCTTACATAACGGAGAAACACCTTCCGTGTATAATATGACCTATGATAGATATGGTAACATCATCCTTCTGACAAAACCCGAGAACCATAAGGGTGAACGGATGTTCTACGCATACACTTTTGATGACATCTACCACAATCTAATCACACAGATAAAAGATGCCTATGGCTATAATTCTTCCACAGCCTACGACCCGCTTTGGAACACACCGGTGAGCACTACCGACCTCAACGGTCAGCGAATGGAGTTTGCCTACGACGACATGGGCAGACCTCATACCGTCCGCGCCCCGTACGAAATAGAGAGTGGACAGCCGTTTACGATTAAGTATGAGTACTTCCCAACCCAACGCAAGGCACACACTATTCATTACACTCCGGAAGGTAACATAGAGACATATACCTTTGCAGACTCGTTGATGCGCGCAGTGCAGACAAAGCAGACAGGAGTCTTGTGGAATGGTAGTAGCAACACAAAAGTCAGCATCGTCAGCGGAAGGACAATCATTGATGCTTTCGGACGAAATATAGAGACGTATTATCCGACAACAGAATCTTTTGGTAATATCGGATCGTATAACACTGCCACTGGCGATTTGCAAGCGACAACCGCCTACGACAGCTATGACCGCACTATCAGCGTAACACTTGCAGACGGCAGCGAGACAAAGAGCAGGTACGCTGTAGAGAGCCATGACGGCGAACCGATGCTCTTAACACAGATAACCGACGCACTGGGCAGAACAGCCGAGAACTATACCGACGAAAAGGGACGGCAGCGAGAAACGATACAGCACGCAAACGGTGAGGACGTACGCGTAAAATATGACTATGACCCGATAGGACAAGTCATAGCCGTACACCATCCAAACAACAAAAAAACAACGTATGAGTACGACCAACTCGGCAGAAAGCTTAGCGTAAACCATCCGGATGCAGGCGAGATACAGTTTTCTTACGATGCGGCAGGAAACCTTTTGACGAAGTTAACGGCGGAATTGAAACGGTCTATTTCAGACAAAGCACCTATTACCTATACCTATGACTACGAGCGGGTGAAGGAAGTGCTTTATCCCAAAAACCTCTTTAACCGTGTAACTTATACCTACGGCGCACCAAATGACAAGCATAACCGCGCAGGGCGCATCGCCTTAATAGAGGATGCCAGCGGCGGCGAGGCCTACTACTACGGCAGAATGGGTGAAGTCGTGAAGACGGTGCGCACGGTCATGGCAAGCGTGTCCGACATACGCACATACGTTTACGGCGCGGAGTACGACTCGTGGAACCGCGTCCGCACGATGACTTACCCCGACGGTGAGGTCGTTACTTACCATTACAACGGAGCAGGACAGGTAGAAAGCCTGACAAGCAATAAACTCGGAAAAGAAACAACCATCGTAGAACAGATAGGTTACGACGAACTGGGACATACGGTTTATACGAAGTTGGGTAACGGCACGGAGACAACCTATGAGTACGATAGGCAACGCCAACGCTTGCAGGAGATGAACTTATCGACTGCCGGCAGCCAGATGATGCAGAACAGGTACGAA